AAGAGGAAATCGACATCAAAGACCTACACACGGTTGATGCGATAGTCAAGGAACAAGCGAAAAATGCCCGTTAGCGCAAAAATGGAGATTGTCGGCGCAAAGGACGCTATTCGCTCGTTAAACAAGATTGAGCCGGGCTTGCGTAAGGAGTTCGCAGCCGAGGCTACCCGTATCGCACAGCCCGCTATCCAAGAGGCACAAAGCCAATACAGCCGTATCGGTGTGCCCCTGTCGGGTATGGAACGCAACTGGACATCAGGTAATCGCAAGATATTCCCATACAACGTGGCGAAAGCGTTGCGTGGCGTCAAAGTACGCCTACAAGGTGACCGCCGTGTCACATCCGTCATTCTTATTGAGCAACGAGACGTGGCAACAGCCGTCTGGGAAACCGCAGGACGCAAAACCCCAAACCGTCTAGGCGATCAGTTAGGACAGTTGGAACCCAACCGTTCACGCGTTCTCGGGCCTGCATTGTTCCGCAGACGCAACGAGGTGCAAGGCGAAATGGAATCTGCAATGCTTAACGTGGTGCGCCGAGTTGAAAGAGAACTGAAGTAATGGCTCTATCTATCCCAATCATTACCGAGTATGTCGGCACAGGTTTAGACAAGTTCCGCAAGGAACTAGCACAGGCAGAGACCTCGACGCAGAAGGCTGGCCTTGTTCTTAAAAAGGCAATGATTCCGGCTACCGCTGCCGCTGGCGCGCTGGGCGCTGCCATGTTCGACGCTGCTAAAGCCGCTATGGAAGATGAAGCCGCAGCCGCAGAACTGTCACGATCACTGCGAGCCACCACCAAAGCCACAGATGCCACAGTAAAAAGCACTGAAAATTGGATTTCCTCGCAAGGTAAGTTGCTTGGTTTTACGGACAGTCAGTTGAGACCTGCGATTTCTCGACTGGCCAGAGCCACTGGCGACGTGGAACAGGCGCAGAAATTAGCAGCGCAGGCTATGGATATATCTGTTGCCACTGGCAAGCCGTTGGAAGCCGTTGTAGGGGCGTTAGAGAAGGCTTACGGCGGGAACATGACTGCCCTGCAACGCCTGGCGCCCGAGTATCGAACACTCATCAAAGACGGCGCAGATTTCGAGACCGTCATGGCAGAACTAGCCAAAACAACTGGCGGTGCAGCTGCGGAAGCGGCCAACACTGCCGAGGGTCGTTTTAAGCGTCTAAAGATTTCCATGGACGAAACCAAAGAATCGATAGGTGCGTCACTTATCCCAGTGATTGAGCAGGGTTTGCCCGTGTTAGAAGATTTTGCAGATTGGGCGCAACGCAACCCAGAGACCTTTAAAAACATTGCGCTTGCTATTGGTGCGGTCACCGCTGCGACGATTGCCTTAAACATCGCTATGGCTGCAAACCCGGTAGCAATTCTGATTGCTGGCGTGGTTGCGCTCATGGTGGCTATCGACAAGTTATTGCAACCCTTAGAGCGTATGGACAACATCATTGGCAGGATTTCCCGCGCATTGAGCAAAGGTTTCTTCGGGGACATCGGCGATTTGTTTGGCACGTCCGCAAAACCTAAGGGGTCTAATCGTGGTGCGGGCGGTTTGTCGGGCGTGTTAATGAATGAACTTAAGGGTATTCCCGCTATGGCTAACGGTGGCATCGTCACTAATGGCCCTCAATTAGCCCTCATTGGTGAGGCTGGCCCAGAGGCGGTTATTCCTCTTGATCGTCTTGGCAACATGGGCGGCAACAATGTGACTATCCATGTGAACGGTGGCGATCCTCAAAGCGTGGTTAATGCGTTACGCACGTACATGCGGCAGAACGGTTCCGTGCCCATTCGAGTGAGCAACATTTTCTAGCCATGGGTTTGCAGTCCTACACGGTGTCTTTTACGACCAATAACGGCGTGTCGTGGACGGCTTTAACTAACGTGCAGAACATCCAGTTTTCTATCGGTAGGCAAGCCCAGTTAGATCAGACAAGGGCTAGTACGGGTTCGTTTGAGATGCGCTACCCCACAGGCTATGCGTCACCGATTGCAGCAATGGTGGCGGGCACACAAATACGCATTCAGAACACCACAGGCACGGCTTACACAATTTGGACGGGGCGCATTAACGACGTAACCGCCGAGTACGGCATCCCATACGCAGGCGGGGTAGGTCAAGCAGACTACCTAAACGTGTCTTTCGAGGGCGCTTTTGCGACGCTGGGACGCATGTTAGGCAACGATTACGCAATGCCTGCGGACACAATCCTTAACCAAGTAGCGAATTGCACCACTCAAACTGGAGTTAATACAGGCTTTAGCGGGGGCAGTGCACCCACACTGGCCGCTACAACTGTTTCAGGTACTTGGGGCGATTGGGTTAACCGTGTTTGTCAGTCAACAAATAGCCGTATTTGGGACTCGCTTATTGTTGATTCTGTGTCGGTTGTGTCACCGTTTACATACAGCGTCAGCACGATCAACTTTTCTGACACGGCTAATAACGCCACTAATCAGGTGTACAACAAAATAAACTTCGACAGCCTGGCAGACAACTTCTATACACAAGTGACGGTAGACCCCGAGAACTTCGCTGCAGCTACTGTTACGAATGTTGGCGCGGTGGCCCCGTTCCGCACTTACCAAACAAACACACTTAACGCCAGTACCGCACAAGCCGCCGACTACGCCAACTATTTGTTATCTAACTACGGCACCGCCAAGTTCGCTATTAGTTCGTTTAGTTGCATGGCAGAGGCGCAGAACTCGTTTCAGTTGGACAAGATTGGCAACCTTGGGTTTTTTGCGTGTATTCCCGGTACGCAGGTTGGCGTTACTTTTCGTGGCGTTACCTACCAGTGCATTATTGAGGGCGTCAATGTGTCGGCTACGCCTGCTGGGGCAATGTTCACTTACTACGTTTCTGGTGCCGATCTAAACGCGTATCTGATTTTGGATAACGCTACTTTCGGCAGGCTCGATTTTAACAAGTTAGGATATTAGGGATGAGTTTTCCGTCTTTTAATGCTGGTGAGGTTTTGACCGCAGCTGATATGAATGGAGTGGGTCTGTGGTTGGTTAAGTCGCAGACGGTCGGCACAGGCGTTTCTAGTGTTGTAGTCACAGGCGCGTTTAGTGCCAATTACGACAATTACCGAGTAATAATAAGCGGCGTAGATGCATCTAGCGATGAATTAGGCTTTTACATGACCCTTTCAGCTTCTACAGGAAGCACGTATTCATCAGCAATAAAATGGGTTCCTTTTAACACTGGAACTATGGATGGCAGTCAATTAAATAACAGTGCTACAGGCTGGCTTATTGGGCTTACGGGAAACTTAGACAACACCAACGTAGTGTTGGATATTTTCCAACCTTTTACCACCCGTAGAACTAATTTTAGTACGCAAAGCGCGCAAGGTAGATACATGGTTTACGGCGGCGGTTCTGATAGCAACACTGCAAGCAGTACAGGATTTACAATTATTGGGCCCTCAGGAATGACTTTTACAGGGGGCACTATTCGAGTTTATGGATACAGGAACTAAACAATGAGCAAACCACTAATCCAAATAGACGACCTAGTGCGTGAAATGACCGATGAAGAACACGCCCAATACTTAGAAGACCAAGCCAATGCGCCGATTATTAGCCCTGACCCTGCTAACTCTTAGCCTGACCGCCTGCGCTGATCGTGTACGCGAGAACTGCAACACCACCAAAGCAGACGGACTACTAGAAAGAAGATGCCAATGAAACCCGAAAACCGTTTAACCAACGAAGAAATAAAAGCCCGCCTAATCCTCATCGTAGGAATCGCACTTTCATTCTCATTCGTCATGGCTATCGTCTCGCTCATCTACGGTCTCTTATTCGTGGTGCAACCCATAGAGCAAAGCCCCAACGACGCCGAAGCATGGGGAGTACTCGCACCAATGCTCATGACGCTCGCCGGTGGTCTTATCGGCCTACTGGCAGGCAACGGTCTTAAAGACAAACCGAAAGACCCGCCAAGTGCCCCGTAAATACACGTCCAACACAGACGGCAACTACGGCAAAGCCCGAGAAGGCACACTCGAACTACTACGCCTAGCGTCTAAAAGGTGGGGATTCACCAACCTCGGCACATGGGCAAACCGCCCAATGCGAGGCTCAACCCAGTTAAGTGTCCACGCCACAGGCAGAGCCGTAGATCTCGGCTACCAAAACCGTGACAACGCACTAGCCCTCTGGAACTTCCTACTAGCCAACACCGCCCAACTAGGCATCGAAGAAATACACGACTACGCCTACCGTTGGCCACAACAAGACCCCAAAGACAAGACCGCGTGGGGCGCGGGCTACCGATGCTCACGCGGCGAGGGCTTGGCGGGCGTAAAGATTTTTAACGCTAAAGACAACGCAGGAACGCCCGGTGGGCGCTGGCTACATGTGGAACTGGCACCGCATTTTGCGGACGACGCTAAAGCGTTTCGAGCTGCTTGGATTGACGCCCTCACCCGTGCAGGTATAAAGTAATCGCCAATGCCTACGGGCATGGAGACACGACGCCCCAGTACTGCCTTTCCTATCGGCGGTGCTGGGGTTGTGTCATCTAATGACTTGACACGCCCGAACCGCTTGCTAAGGTGACATGCAGGCCACCCGACACGGCCTAGATAGGAACCCTAATTATGAGCACCCAACCGTCACTATTTGACGTACCCGCAGCCATTGAGGCTAGAGACCGAGCCATAGAGCAGGTAGAGGCAAATGCACAGCCCGCATGGAAATTGCACTGTGAAGCCGCTATCCGTTGGCTAGCCAAAACACGCCCAGAGTTCACCACCGATGACGTGTGGGAACTGATGCACCAACGCCTCAACCCGATGCCCCATGAGCCTCGCGCGGTTGGTGCGATGATGACCAACGCCGCCAAGGCTGGCTGGATTGCGCCCACTGATCGTTACACCCCGTCGGCCCGTCCCGAGTGCCACCGCCGACCCGTCAAGATTTGGAAGTCTCTACTATGAAATTGTGTATTGCAGACCCACCATATTTGGGACGCGCTGTGCGCTGGTATGGCGCTGGGGGATGCGGTGACGGCAAAGGACTAAACCAAGCCGACAACCACCCACAGGCATACCTATGGGACAAAAAAGAAACGCACCAAAACCTAGTTAAAGACCTAGAAGCAAACTACGACGGCTGGGCTATCGCCATGTCAGTGCACAGTCTTTCGACCTATTTAGACATCGTAGAAACAGACAGCCGAAACGGTATCCGCGTCTGCGTATGGCACAAACCGCAAGCGATTACAAGCGGCAACCGCATAACCAACAACTGGGAACCCGTACTAATTCGAGTACCAAACACCCGCAAAGGCTGGGCTTGCGACGCGCCACGAATTTCCGACCATTTAAGCTGCTCACCGCTCAAAAGCGGATTTCGAGGCGCAAAACCAAAAGAGTGGACGCATTGGGTACTTGACCTTTTGGGCTACCAAGACGGCGACGAGGTAACCGACCTTTTTCACGGCTCGGGCGCAGTTGCCCAAGCCCTAAACGAACCGAGGTTATTTTCATGAAACGCCTAGCCCTAGCATTAGCCCTCACAATTGCCCCTATAGCCGTTGTAAGCCCCGTAGAGGCGTCTAAACCGTGGCTATGCCCTAAATACACCGAGCAGATAAAACAGACGTTTAAGCGTAAAGATTGGCGCACCATGGATGCGATTATGTGGCGCGAGTCAAAGTGTGAGACGCGGGCGGTCGGCTGGAACTACCGCACCGGGATGAGTCATCTTGACTGTCGAGATAACGGCAGATTTCACAACCGCAAACGCTGCAAGGCCGTGAAGTCTTGGGATGTGGGGTTGTATCAGATCACCAGTTCATGGTTCACGCTTACGACGCAGTTGTGTGGTAAAAATACGCGTAGCACAGTTCTCATGCAGGCATCTTGTAACTTCCGAGTAGCAAAATACCTTTACGAGAATGGCGGCCTAGCCCACTGGCGAGGCAACAGCAATTAACAACAGATAGGAACCCGACAAAATGACAGATGCACAGATAATCCAACGCCTAAAAAACATGGCGACGGATGCTTACCTAAGCGGTGACGAGCTTAAAGGCAAGGTGCTTGGCGAAGCAGCTGCACGCCTCACCGAGTTAAGCATTATGCACCACACATGGCACCCAAGCATTGAGCAGGTGAACCGTGGGCTTTAACCTTGACGATTACGAGCCAGTGGCCGCCCGTCTAGATCGTTGGCTAACCGCCAAGATTGCGGGCTACGAAGCATCCAAAAACGACTACCCGCGTGTGCTCACCCGCATGATTAGCGAACCCGGTGCAGACATCTGCGTGATGCGTGCAGAACTGTGGCTAGGCGAAATGCTTATCGCTACTGGCTATGCAGAGGAAGTACGCGGACAAGGCAACGTGAACCGCACGAGCCATGTGGAAAATGCAGAAACGAGTTCGATTGGTCGCGCACTTGCGAACGCACAAATGGCAGGGTCTGACATGACTAAGCGCCCTAGCCGGGAAGAAATGGCGAAAGTGCAGCGCACCAGCAACGGGCCCGCAGTCGAGCGAGGCACAGACACTCGTATGCCTAGCGTGACCGTCACACAACCCGCAGGGTTAGCCACCGAAAAACAGGTGTATTTCGCAGCCAGTTTCTACAAAAAAGCCGAACGGGAAGTACCGAAACAATGGCTTGCCACGTTGACCAGTAAAGAAATGTCAGCCCTGATTGACGATCTAAAAGCAGGCAAGTTCCCAGAACCCGACAACAGCGAGGAACCGTTCTAATGGACATCGGAACCGCTAAAGACATGATCGAGGACATGCACCACGAAATAAAGGCGTTACGCAGAAGCCTCAACACACTGACTCGTGTAGCCGAAAAAGCCTATAACCGTGGCGACGGCTACCAACATCTCCCAGGCTGCCTAGCAGGCATGATGTGCTCATGCGGCCTAATGCACTTCCTAGCATGGAAAGAACAACAGAAAGAACCCGACAATGACAACACATGACCCAGTAATCCAAGACCTACAGCGCACCATTGACCAGTTACGAGCCGACAAAGACGAGTGGCGTAACGTCGCCCAGTCAGCATTGCAACAAGTCGAAACATGGAAAAAGTTTGCCGACGCATGGAAAGAGTTATACGAGTTGTCAGTGGGTAAAAGACCATGATCACCTACATTTGGGGCGTTATGGTCGTACCCGCATTTATGTTCTTCCGCTACTTGTCAATACGTTGGGACACTGGCGAACCCGAAGATATGTCACAAAACGACAAAGTTTCTTACTACTCGTTCCTTGCGTTCCTAGCGATGTCGTGGCCGTTTATAGCAGCTTGCGCCATTGGCTTGTGGGCACATAAATACATCAACGGCGAACTATGAACGAAAAAGGCTTTCAAGCCCAAGTAATCCAGTTAGCCCGCATAAACGGCTGGCGAGTGTTCCACCCACAAAAAATGCAGGCCCGAGACGGCACATGGCGCACCGCACTATCCGGGGACAAAGGCTGGCCAGACCTATGCCTAGCGCATCGAGAGCGTGGCTTCATCGTCTGCGAACTCAAAGCCGACAAAGGCGTCCTATCCCAAGACCAGAAAGAATGGCTGTTTAACCTTGCCCCGTGGGCAGAGTGCTATGTGTGGAAACCCAGTGATCTAAACAACATTGCTAAACGGCTAGGAGCGAAAGGCGTTAAAGGCGCATGACTAAGAAAAAGGGTAGACCGTTAGCGCCATGTGGCACAGACGGTGCGTATCAAAGGCATTGGAAAGCAGGAGAGTCTTGCAGTGTCTGCACAAAAGCACACGCAGACCGTAGACGCGCACGATACAACTACAAACCAAAGCAACCAAAAATGTTGCCTCTAAGAGTGCGGAACCGTGAAACGGTACGCGAAGAAAAGCTGCGCCGAGGTGCTTGCATGGATTGCGGACTGGTCATTAACGAGCGCACTATTGTCTGTATTGACTTTGACCACAGAGACCCACAATTAAAGTCGTTCTAGATATCAGACATGATCGGCAGAGTTAAATGCTCGGTGTTGATAGAAGAAATGGCTAAATGTGACGCAGTGTGCCGTAATTGCCACGCGCTACGCACACACGATCTACAACATCATCTAGTGACTCGAAGCATTATCTGCGCCTCGCCAACACTGTTTGACTAGACTGCGCCACAATTTAGAGACCCAAGCCCACGTCACTGGTTGCAGGTGGCTGGTAGAACACTCGGGAACGAGGGTAGACGGCCCTGCCCACAAAGCGAGCCGAGCAGAGTACGAACTACTAAAACGCGAACGGTGACTGTCCTACATGTCAAACATCTGGCCACCGAGACAGACATGTCTAAAGTGCGAGGGGAGAGCAACCCACAGACCCGTTACGGACACCGAAAGCAAAGCCCCTTGAGGGGCTGCGCTAGTGGGGTAGGCTCACCACAAAGGAGAACCCACCCGACATGGCACACAACCACTACAACAACAACACCTACAAAACCAACCGAAAACAACTACTTACAGGCAAGCCTCTCTGCCATTGGTGCGGTGGCACAGCCACAACCGCAGACCACATAATTGAAGTAGACCGAGGCGGCACACACGAACTAGACAACCTCGTCCCAGCATGCAACCCATGCAACTCACGCAGAGGACAGGCATACCGAGCACAACGAGACGCCCAACGCAAAGCCCGCAGAGAACAAGCCACAACTGACAAAACGCCGTTTTTTACTGAAACTTTAGAAACCCCGCA